GCTACATATCTTTCATGTACTGCAAATTCTAATCCGCTTCCTAATGGATCAGGAATTTTAGTGTAAAAACCACCTACCGAACCAGGGTCGCCGAATCCTTGTTCATTCATTTCAGGAATCCAAGGTAATACACCTAAAGAACCTACTGGAGCAGCAAAACCGACTCCATCATATCCGCTAGGTAATGTCAATCCTTGACTTACTGATAATCCTAATCCCTCAGCTTGATAACCGTAATTTGTAGCGTTGCCACCACCCTGAGATAATACGTGTACAGCTTCCTGATATAGGTACTCATCTACAATAGCATCTACTGGCCAGTTGTAGTATTGTTCTCGCATAAATCCTTTAAGTCGTTGCATCCAGCGCTCTTTATCAGCGCCTGCAATTTGTGCAATAAAATTCGAAGCATCCCAGCCACATGACTGTGGAGTTTCTGAAATTACACTTTGATTTCTATTGGTATTCAATGCTGTCACCATATCGCTTTCAATAGCAGCATGTAAAGCAATAGCAGCACTTAATAAACCTTGAGCGTATTGCTCGGCTTGTGACCAAATAGTACGTTGACTAGATTTCATTGAGAATGCAAAATCTGCATCATAAGTAGTAAAATTTGCAGTTGTTCTTTCGCTGTCGTTTTTACTTCCTGTATGTGCAGCTGCTCTTGCCGAACCAGTTGAGATACTTTGTAATTTAAGTATGTTTACATACACAGTATCCTGATCGGACTTTTTCGTTTTGATTGCTCGTTCTTTTTCAGATGCACCGATTAAAAAGTCAGTGTTACGCAATCTCAACATTAATGTCGGAGAGGGAGCATGTTTGTTTTCTGGCTTGTTCATAAGCTCATTCAGCTTGTACTGAAACGCTTCCCACCTCGCTGTTGAATAATTCGCCATTTTTATGTTTTTAAATGTTTATAAAATATGGCAATATCCTGCCGTTAGTACGTTGACTTATGTCCAAGTCGTTGCTTCCTTTTGCCTAAGACTGGCTTTTTTCAAAATCATTTAACAGTTTCAAACCCTCTTTTGAAGTTGGGTCAATCCTGTTTTCATTCATATATTTAAAAATATCATTCTTTGTTTTAAAATCACTTCCCCCAGCACCATCGGAATAGTTACCATCGTTACGCCCATCTCCTTTTAACCAGCCATTTTGTTTAAAAAAAGCCATTAAATCATCTTCAATATTAACAGGCTTTTCGAATTTATCTTTTACTATATTTTCCCCATCCATCAACACAATCCCATTATCTGTTAAGTCTAATGTTCTTTCACTTCGATATAGTTTGGCTGCCTGGTCGGCTGTAACGCCTTTTAAGTCTTTAGGAATCTTTCGAAGTAACGTATTTGAGATTGTAGAGTCTTTCATCTTTTTTCTATATCCCGATACTTCTTGCTCCTTTTTCTCAATCTCCATCTGCATGGTTGTACGTAAGTTTTCTAAGCTTGCGTTTAGTTCGTTAATTTTTTTGTTTGGTTCTACCTTAGCTTCTGATAAGATAGAATCTTTGTACGCTGATAAAAATTTATTCGGGTCTTTGTACCCCTCAATGTCAAGACCTGATATGTTTTTCAGTTCTTTCATTGTCATCTCTTTAATCGGCGTACGTGCATCTTCATACCCTTGTTTCTTTACGGTTTCTTTTAGTTCGTTCAGTTTGTCATCAGTAAAAACATTTACTTGAGGTATTTCCAAACTTACCTCATCTTCTTTAGTCATTAATTCCTTTAATTGATCTACTGTTAACTCTTTCCCGTCAACTTTTATTCCTGTTAGCCTATCTGCTAATTCATTTAAGTTTGTTATCATTGTTATTTGTTTTTGATTTCTTCAACTTTTTTCTTCATCCAGTCTGTATTGTTCTTTTTGTTATTTGGCACTTCAGTACCTACGATTTCAAGATATTCTTTTCTTATTAGTTCTAATTCCTCTTGATTATCTGATGTTCCCTCTTCGGCTTTTACATAAAAGATTTTTCTTCTCAATGCATGGCTATTGTTATGAGTAGCCTCATCGTCTGTTATCTTAACAAAACCCCTTTTTGTTGGGCTCATAGTTTCTTCAATAGGTGTTGGAATCCCAATCTTCCCACGTATTGTATTGACCCATTTTTTTACATAAAACGTTCTTTCTTCCCCAGTCTCTTGATCTTCGACTGTTTTTTTTTCAAATTCCTGTACATTAAATTCATTGTACAAATGTTCCTGGTTTCTCATACTTTTTAGATTTTAAATATTTGATAAAACTTTTCTTTAATTCTTCTAATGTTTTTGTTTGATCATCTTCTGATAATGTTCTTTCCCACTCACCGAAATATATCTTTGCTTTTTTATCATCTTCTGATATATCCATACTCAATACATCTCCTATACTATTATGAGGGAATGGCTCTATCTTTAGCATATTAATAAATCTCATCTGGCTTGCAAAGTCATTTGAAAATTCTGTTTGATAATATTGTATTAACAGATAATTTAACAGTGTAGGACTTAACTTTTTTTCTCTACCTTCAATATATTGTTTTATTAATTGATCGGGCGTTTCTATTAAATACCTACGACCATAATGAATTGATGAACCCTTGTAAGCACTTCCATAGTAATATTCTCCTAAGAAATTAGTGACTAACGTCTCAATCAATTCAGCGCTATCGGCATACATATTCAGTCGTTCATTGACTGGCTGTATATTAACGAATACTTCAGTCGCTGTCTTTTCTTTTTCACGTACAAAGAAAGTACCCCAGTGTGAAAACTCCATCGCTGAGCGTAACAATTGTAGCTCATCATTCATCTGTACCCATGTAGCTAAATCAGGTTGTATATGTCCTGCTACATCTGTCAATGTTGGCTCATCGCTATGTTCTGGAGGGTCAATTAATTTTATGTCGCTTACATCTCTATTTAAGTCGTAGCCCGTACCTTTGCACGTTGGACATGTTGAACCATTTAATTCACGTGTACCCATACAAGTTTTACATGCTGTCTTATACATCCATGTAATAGGATAGCCTTGCTTAAACTTATAAATACTTTTAATACTCGCCTGAAGTAAATACTCATCTCCTAATTCTAACTCCTCATATATTGGTGATCGCTTATATCCGTTCAAAGTATCTGTGATGTTAGATATTAATATTGCAGGTACTTTGCCCCAGGGATTGCCATAAGTCTCGTCCTCAATTTCTATCAATGAGTCGATATTGTTGCCTGTGTATTTATACATCTTATCCTCAGTATCATCATATACACGTACATAATAAACATCTGTATTGTTTACTTTTACTTTTACAGGCTCGAATACTATCCAGTCAACACTTTGACCGTTTATTTGGTATTTGCGTATAGAATTTATTGATTTGTAAGTAGGATATGCATCTTGTCCATCATGTTCAATGACTATTAATCCGTTTGGGTCGGTTATAAACTTATCTTTCCAGTATGTCTCAATCCATTTTTGTAGACTTAAATCATCCACAACGTCACTTAAGACAGATTTAAAATCCTTTATTTTGTTTGGACTTAATTCATAACTACGCCCACCTCCTTTAGCTGAGAATATTTTATCTATAGGTCTTAGTATAGCAGAAAATAAAGCCTTATTGCTTTTGGCATATTTTCTCCTTAATTCTAATTGATCACTATTTTCGTAGTTTTGAATTGAATCTAAATAATCAGCTACACCAATCCCATTAACGTGCATTAATAGTTTTTTATGCTCTTTTTTAAGCTGTTTAAAGATTTCACAATCTTCTTTTAATATCGACTTAACTTCATTCAGTTCCATGATGCAAAGATAATAAATTTTTTAATACAAAAATCTATGAGACATAACCGTGCTTTTTAACTGGATATTCATAATGTATAAAGTACCCTCCTGCTTCTGTTATGTGATCATATCCGCTTGTTTTGTCGGGTATCCCGTTTTTATCTGTTGTTATTTTTTCGAGTGCTTCTGTATATTCTGGACATTTTTTTGTGTTTACCTTATATCTTCTTTTCCCATTTCCATCACAAAACATTCTATTCATATTTTTTACTCTGTCTTTTATGCTTGGATTTACTGATCTTGCCTTAATTTGGAATCCTGCTTGTTTTAATAGACTAATATCTGTTCTTGTTGCATCAACTGTTTTTCTTGCTTTACCACTAGCATCAGGATATACTATAATTTTGTTTTTGTATTTTTCTTTAATTATCTGAATCATTTCAGGAGTATCATAAGCACCTGTTATTTCATCGACTGCGATAGGGTCTCCATTGATCTTGATATGTATAACTGCATGCATATTACCTACATTAAAGTCCATTCCAATAAATAATAAATGATCTGATTTTGCTTCTATCTTACTGTCATTTCTGAAACGATCAAACGAATAATAACTAGGTCTTGAAGTCAATGAAACAAACTCCCCATTTAAATAGGCTCGCAATTGATCTTCTGTATATTGTTCTCGTAAACCCTCAATATATCCCTCTGCTAAATTCTTTTCATTATCAACGGTACTAAGATTAAGAAGTAATTTATTATCGTTTGCCTTTTTTACAAAGAAATTATACATATAGGCATATCCCTCAGGAGTGCATACGTAGTCTATTTGGTTTGGTGTTGATTTCTTGAATGAGTTACGTGCTGTTATACGCTTCATTACATTAGCACGTTTATTTATGTGTACTAAATCGGGTTCGTCAATTGTCGACCTGCCTACCGAATAACTAATAATATTATCAGGATTGTCCATTGAGCGCATCCATATCTCACCGTATTCAGTAGTTATTTTTGAACTGCTCTTATTATGCTTATACTTAATTTTACACATCTCAAACATTTCATCAAACTTGGGGACTAACATATCTTCAAAAAGTCCGTATGTCGGTAAATAGTATGCTTGAGGAACTCCAGGATATTCTAACATAAATACAATACACTTAACAGTTGCAGCCGTTGATTTCCCACTTTGATAGCCACCTACGATTCCAGTATGTAGTTTATTAGATTCTACAAATTTTTTTTGGTTTGCATGAAGATTAGATAAGTTTAATTCATCGTTTACATCTATGTATATCATTTATCCTTTTGCGCTGCTTTATTAAATGTTATGCCTTTTATTGTAAAATCGCCTGTTTGTTCAATTTCTTGTTTGTCTTTATAGTTGTGATGATTTTTTAAAACAAATATTGTCATAGTCGGTTGTAATCTGTCTGCAATACCGAATTTTATAAGTTTTAACTCCTGTATTTTCTTTGCCTTTTTTATTAATTTTAAAAATGGGTCAAACTTTTTACACAAATAACTTATAAGTTCTTCATAATAATCATTCTTAATACATAGAAATTCTTCATAAAATATATTGCCTTTATCTTGTCCATTCTCATCAACTTCCTTTAGCCATTCGATTAACTCATCGCCTAGTTTCATGGCTTTTTCTAAAGTCCATTTTTCCGCTGCCTTATCACCTGGTTTATATGACGTACTTGATCTTGCCATTATATTTTATCTATCCAATTTTTATGAAAGTCATATATTTGTTTATTATTATCAAAAGTATACTGCTCTATTCTTGCATTAATACTTAAATTCCCACTACCTTCAATTATATAATTATTTTCTTTTGTTTCTGCAAGTATTATTTTTGTATGATTATTTTCCAACTTTAATTTAAACTTTTCAGATTCAAATGATTTTAGTAAGTTCCAACAATCTGGTATTAATTTCGGGAATCCATCATTCAATAAAATTGTTATATTTTTTATTTTCCCGCTTTTTTGGAGTTCTTTTAATTCATTGGCTGTTTTTTTACCAATTCTGTAAATCGCTATTGTAAGATTAATTATGTTTTCATTTGCTAATATTGCTAGTACAAAATCAAAAGTATTAATAGCTTTTTTTGTTACTATTCTTTGCTGTGTGTTTTTGTTTGGAATTTCACATATTTTATTTAGTTTGTTTTTTGTTTGAATAAATATATCATTAGTTGATAGTTCAATAGAATTGTTTTTAAAATTAGAATTAAATACACTAAAGTCATGTAATATTTTATGATTACTTTTATTTTTTGTTTTTAAGGATTTTAGCATTTTAGTTCAATATTATATCTACAATTAATATATCATCGAATAATAATTTACAGGCTTCTACCCATCTTACCTGGTGCTCGT